GAAAAGACATATAATAATACTATTTTATAATATAAGCATATTATTTTTTCATTTGTTGTAATAACCATTTCTTCTCCAAATCCATCATCAACCATCTATAATCTGTAACACGGTTCTCTATATCGCTATAACTTTCTACTTGTGTAATTGTTATTGGAACGATAAAATACCATAAATTTTGTTGTTGTAAACGTTTCCAATATACATCCAAAGCATACATTTTCTTGTTTTCAGGTTCCCGAATAAGATTTTTAACACTCTCCCGAAAATTATCTATCAAAACATCGTAATAATGCTTCTTTACTATATATCCAGTAGTCGTCTGACAATTAAATACGCGAACACAATAATCACTATATACTGAATATGGGGGTCCATTATTTCCTCCTAAAATACAAACATCCCATACAGGACCTTCTGTATAAAATTTATCTAAACTTTTCAAAAATACTTCCTTATTTGTAAATTCAATGTCATCTTCACAAATAAATACTTGTTCGTATCCACGCGCCTTTGCTAATTCCAAACACTTGATGTGACTCATCGTACAACCAATCGCTCCATCTTTCGTCTCAACCGCTTTAAATCGTTCGCCATTTATACCCATCATTTCCAGTTGTTTCGTAACATGCTCCAACCGATCCACACGCTTATCCAAGTTAATAAACAAACAATTCTCTAATAATTCCATAAAATATAATTATACTTACAATTATATTTCTATACCCTTGTATATCTTTATTCGTTTTGTAATTCATTAATATTTATCACGCGATCCATATAAGGTAATATTTCCTTATCATGAGTAATAATAATGACAGTTTTATTCTTACATTCCCCTAATATCATTTTCATTATCTTGGATCGTGTAGTACTATCCAACGCAGCCAATGGTTCATCAAAAATAATCACCGTTGATTTTCTACATACACCTCGAACCAACATGACAACTTTCTGCATACCTAAAGACAATTGCCCGCCATTTACACCCACATCATTGTATATTCCATCCTGTAATTTTGAAAATACTATATGTAAATCGTATTTTTCCAATAAACGTTTTATATCATCGTCACTCTTTTTATTACCATATTTCATATTGTCGAGGACATTACCATTAAACATGGATGTTCTCTGATTGATATAATTAATATGTTGTCTTAATTGCTCCTTATTAATATCATTAACACTTGTATCTCCAATCATTATTTCACCGCTTTCATATGTATGTAATCCCACCAGCATTTTCATTAATGTCGTTTTCCCAGAACCGGAACGCCCAACGATACCCACCTTTTCACGATCCGCTATTTTCATATTCAATTTATTAAAAATGTATTCGTCTTTCGTGTTATCATAACGGAAATTCAAATCTTTTATATGAATGTCTCCCGATTTTATATTGTCCGTATTTCCCTTATCGTCCAAATGTTTTAAAATGTCTTCTAAAAATTCTTTATGTGATGAGATTATACCGACACGATAACTTATTGAAAACAATATACCCCAATTGATATTCTGCATATATGTCACGTATTTTCCAAGTGTCAATAAATAAGCAATCATATTTTCTACATTTATTTTCCCTTCTCGTAACATATTATATAAAATAAAAGTACATAGCCCATACGATATAATTGTGGATGATTGTAAAACTATCATTGACGAGGATTCTGAACGCATGATATCCTCCATCATCTTTTTATTTTTCTCTTCTAACATATCATTATCAGTAATAGCATTGTTGCCTTCGTTATTTGTTACAATATTCATCATATTATGTAACTTATCTTGAATACTTTCAGCTAATTCTTTTGAGAAGAAATCTTCGCGTTTTTGGACGATGGTGACAATACTTTCACTCGCATATATACTCATTAATACTAATGCAAAAGTAAAAATCACTAATATAAATGCTATTTCGGGAACCATGACACATAAATAAATAATAAGAACCGTTCCAACTAATAAATATGGTAAAAATTGGGAAATAATATATTGAAATAAATCACGAACACTACGTGTTAATTCCATTACTTTTGAAATATATTCGCCCGTTTTAACATCACTATATTCTTGTTGATATTTCTTGACAGTTCCTTCAAAAAGAATACTTCTTAAATATTTCAAATAGCTTGGACCCGTATATGATTCTATATAAAATTTACCCTGTTCTGCAATAAGTGTTACAAAATATATGATAACTATCCATGATAACAACCCGGGCGTATTTAATGACTTCATATTTTCATAAAAATTCATTGGATCTCCAAATGACTTTGTATTTCGTATTGTTTCGTACAATTTACCGAATATTTTAGGGATGATTATATCCTCTAGAGGAAAAATAAACAAAAGTATTAATATATAAAATATAAATTCAATGTAATGCTGTTTTACAAAATCAACCACTAATTTTTGAAACAACATAGTATAATATTTATACTATGATGAGAATATTTTACCCTAAAAAATAATTATTATATTGTCGATGCCATATCGACGCCATCACGAGATCCATATCGACACCATATCAATAAATTTGTTCCACCAACTCTATTATATTTTCAATGGAAGTAGACACATTTTCACGGACACACATATTGGTTTCTTGTTTTAATTCAGTGTTTTCCATTTTCATTTTTTCGAATATTACTTTCAAATCTTGTATCTCTTTACGAATTTCGGCTAATTCCGTTCGCATTTTAATATTTTCCTCTATAAATGGATTCTTAATACCGTCAATGTCGCGTTCACGTATTTTTTGCTGCATATCTAAATCATTCGTTGATACTGGTTGATTATTATTCTCCAAAGCGAAATTCACTTCTATTGGTTTGGGTGCTTCCAATAATTGTCTATATTCCTGTTCGCGCCGTTCATAATCACTCATTGTTGTCTCATTGGTTATTGTTGTCTCATTGGTTAAACCATATTGGTTATTATCGGGGGTTTCCGAATATGAATTTTGATTTATAACAGCACTGTATTGTCTATTTTTTAAATTCTGTGCCATAAATTGTAATACACGAGTATTCATGGATTTTAATTGAACGGGATTATATGCTTCATCATTGTTTTCGTGAAAATATCCAATCATACTCTTAAACCAATCCTCCTTTTCTGTTTCATTATCAAAATAGTTATTTATTTTATTGTTTTTGTTAATAATCGTCCATAATAATTGTTGATTATCCCTTTGTATAAACAGCGACATGATAATATTATATATAACATACTATTTATTTTCTTTTCTCGTTTTATTATTAATTTTTTTTATTGGCCTTCTTGTATTGCGTTTATGTTTTATTTTTACCACCCTCTTTCGAGAACGTCTTGTATTATTTTTTCCACCTCCTCGTTCTTCTTGTTCTTCTCCATCATCATCATTGGATTGTATTTGATTTCCTTGGTTGGGTATATTTAATTTAACCTGTTGATTATTCGGTTGTATTCGATTTCCTTGGTCGTCTGTTCTAAATCTAACCGGATAATGAACCATTTTTCTTGTATGATTTTTAAAATGTGTTTTATCGTCTTTGATTGCTTTTTGTGATGAACGTTCATCTTGTATTTGATTATATAAATTATATAAGTAATGATCTACTGTATCCGTACTAGTATATGGTTTTTTTCCTGTATGTGTTGTCGTAATATTCCCTATATGGAAACCTAATGAATTTTTAAATGGTACTGGGAAAATGTTTGTAACGACTTCTAAAGGTCCAAATGAAGATTCTTTTTTTGCTTCTTCTTTTTGTATTCCCAGTTTTCTTTCTAATATTTTTACATCCTTTTTATGTTTGCGCTTTTCTTGATGTAGTTGTTGTTTTAATTCTTCTAATTCATTGCGGGTTTTATCTCCTTGTCTTTGCCATTTTGTAATTATATCATTTGTTACATCCACAGATTTTTGTAAATCGTTTATTTGTTTTTCCTTTTCTTCATCGGTAATTTTTGAATTTTTTATTTCTTTTTCTCGTTCGGCTGTTTGTTTCTTAAGTTTGGCTTTTAGTTCATTTATTTCACTACTCGCACGAACCATTTGTTGGTTTAATTTGTCCGCATAAGTTACCTTAGCTTCATCTAAATTATTTTGTAATTGTGTTATTCTGGCTTCACGATCTTCCAATTCCATTTTAGAATTATTAAGTGATTCCTCGCCTTTTTGTAATTTAGTCTCCAATTCTTCTAAATAATCAATAGCTTCGTTTATAGTATGCTCGTTTTGTTGTATTTTAGCTTCATATTCTCGTCTTAACCTGGATAAGTCAGCATTATATGAGAATATATCAAAGTTTCTAGTTGCGTTTTGCATTTCAATAATAGATTCTTTATTCCCAATTTCTTTGTTAGCATTATTTAAATCTTGTTTTAAATTATTTGCATATTCTATTTGATTGTTAATTGAATTAACAATTTTTCGACGATCGTTTTCATTTTGTAATGCCAAGTCAAATAATTTTACATTTTGGTTTACACCATTTACATATAGATTTATTTTTTTAGTTTTTTTTAGTATATCGTTATCACTTGATTGTTGTATTATTCTTTCGTTTTCAATAGATGTCATTGCATTATCTAATAGTTTCATTATTTTACTTTTTTTATCTTGAATATTATCTCCTTTTTCTTGGTAAAAAAAATTAAACACATTACCTAAAAAATTTGCATCTTTTGGTGGTTCGGGTAATGGAATTTCGTTTATGCGTTGATATTTGTCATTTATATATTTTTTTTTGTCATCTATATATTTTTTATTTTCATCCACTTTTTTATTAAACTCATCAAATAATTTATTAATAGTTTTATTGAATACTGTAGATAGTTCTACTCCTTCGTGCTTTCCAAATTCTTCTTGTAATGGATTATTTTTAATTTTATTCCTAATAATTTTCATTTCGTCATCACTCAATGGGTTTTTTGTAAAATCATATTGTGTTATCATTATATATTAATATATAATGATAAAAAATCAGTTGAAATAAATATTACGACGTTTGAATACATAATCATCGCTTATTCGTCCATTCAAAAAATGGGATTTTAATTTAGATTGTGTAACCTCTTTACCATTTATCTTCTCATTCAACATGGTTATAATAAAATAAAGTGA